GCCGAGGACGTGGTAGGTGCTCGCGTCCTCGCCGACATAGAAGGCGACGTGGCCGGATATGCCGTTCCGCGAGCCGCGCCAGAACACCATCACCGCGCCGAGGCGAGGCTTAGTCTCGATGCCGAACTTCAGCCAGTTGCGCGCCAGGTAGGGATTGGCCGGGATCGGCTCGTCGGGAAGCGTCAGCTTGATGGCCGTCTGAACGAAGTCGCCGCACCACGGCAGCTTGCGCGGGTTGCCGAGCGTAGGACCATCCGAGCGCAGCCAAGCCGAGAGCGCGGTGTAATCCCTGACCTCGTGCAGCCCCATCTTCGACCGAGCCTCGACCATCCACGCCGGCTCGCCGGAGACGATCGGCTTGGCCCTGGTATTCGCGTCCTCGTCGAACAGCAGATGCAGGGTTTGGATGACCGGATACGGCCGGGCGACGAAGCCATGCGCGGCCTTGAAGTCTTTGAGCGCGGTCTCGGTCTTGGTGCCGGCGTCGCCGTCGATCTTGCCGCTGTAGTAGCCGAGCTCCTGCAACCGGGTCTGGACGGACTGGACGATCTCTTTCGACATGGCGTGCTCCAAACGAAAAAAGCCCGCTCTGGCTTTACCGGGGCGGGCGCTGTGGTAGGGATGGGGAAATCAGGAGGATGTGATGCGCAACGGCTCCGACGCCCTACAGGCCGAAGGCTTCAGCGATTGGATGGCGAGCAGCGCACAGGCTGCCCAGCATGATCTGGTGGAGTTCGCGATAGCCGGCGGCGGCAAGCGATGGGTAAGCAGCCCGTCAGCAGTGCACCCGATGTTCCAGGCGCCGGGGCTGTATTGGCGGCCAGCGGAGGGCGAGCCGCGACCTACCAACCGCTGGGTTCTGCCCGACTATTCAGGCTGACGCTGCGTCGATGAAGAACTGGTCGATTTCGGCGTCTGTCTTGCCGAGAAAGGCTGCGCAGGCAGCGACAAGGGGGTTGCCGCGGTCAATCTGCGTGGCGTATTCCCATGCATCATAAGCCGCCTCTCGCTCGGCCGCATCATTGATCGCTTCAAAGAACGCATCGATCTGAGCGCGACCAATCCCCCACGCCCTAAGTCCGTTGCGGGCCTGCAAGGGTGAAATGAAGGCTGGGGGAAGTGCCGGCTGAGGCTTTGCCATCTCAGCCAGCCATGCAACGTCTTCTGACGAAAGCGCGACTTTCTTGCCGTCTCGGATTGCGAATGGCGCGCTCATGCCTTTGATCCCTTCAAAATTACACGCCCTGCTGCGAAGGTTGTCCCGTTCGGCGAAAGGCGGATAAAGTTTGCGCGCTCACCATTCACCAGAACGCCGTTGGTATTAACCCGCTCCCATGTGCCCGGAGAGGCCGCGTAGTGGGTTGCATCGGCAAAGATCGCGGGTCTGGCGGCGGCGCTGCCGCCACCGGGAAGGAGATGAATATACCCATGCAAACCCTCTCCTGCACTGGAGGATATGAGGGCTGATATCTGGAAAGATGTCTGGGCGGCGCGGCTTTGCCGTTGAATGGTGTTCGGGCCGTTGGAGAAGTCCAGACTTGAAAAATAGCTGGCCGTCGTGATGAGCCCCCCGATTGGAACCCAGAGGTTCACGAATAGTGCGCAGGCAACCGCTCCTCTCACCTCGCTCAACGTAAGTGTGAAGGATTCGTAACCAGTCGGTAGGGCAATATCGACAAAGCTCGCTCCTGGCGTAAGCGTGGTGTCTGATATCTGACCGTCCGACGCGCCGATGTTCTCCCTCGCTTGCAGCATCTCCGCCGTCGTGTAGCTCGTCGCATACCCCCCCGCTATCGGGCGGGCTGCAGCGACTTGCGCCATGAGCGTGCGCAGCGCGTTGTCGAAATTGCTGACGTTGGCCGACCCGACAATGGAGGTGCCGCCGATATCCGTATTGTTCGAAGCGGTGGTGTCCCAATCCGCGACCGAGTCTTTCGCCATGTGATGATCCTTTTAGAACAAGCCGCCGCCGCTTTTGGCGGAACTGCGCGCGGAGTCAGACATCGTGCCGCTGCCGAAGCCGCCCTCGCCGCCCATACTGGTAGATCCGCCGCGATAGCTGGTCGTGCGGCCGGGAAGCGCCGAGGATGATGCTTGATTGCCGGCAAAGCCCCAGCCATCGAAATAGCCGGCTTGCGCCGCCTCGCGTGCCTGCTGTTCGGCCTGTTCGCGGGCGAGACTGGTAGCAAGCTGCTGCGTGGCGTTCATGTTGCCGAAGCCGCCCCAACCGGCATTGAGGGCAGAGAGCGCGCCCGCCGAAAGCTGGCCGGTGCCGAAGCCGCTGGAGCCGCCGCCGAGCCCGATGGCATCGCGTACCGTCTGCGAGCCCAGCAATCCGCCGATGGCCGCGCCAGGAAGGCCGCCCATGGCACCGCCGAGCATCGCGCCGCCCATGACACCGGACGGCCCCGAGAATCCGCCAGAGAACAGTCCGCCCTTGCTCCGCTCCGCGACCGTATCCAGCGCGCGCGATGCAGCGACCTGCGCCATATTTCGGTCGGCGGTATCGGTGTTGATGTTGGAGCGCGTCGGCGTCTCGGCCTGCCGCTGCCTTCCGACAGGCCCTGCAATCGTCGGCGCGGGGGCTACATCGCGCGGGGCGGTGTATGCGGGCACATCGGGCACCGTTGCCGCTACTTGCCGCTGTGCGGGCGCCTGTGGGGCTCGCTGTAGGCCGGGAATGGGAGGCTGGCCGAGCGCGTCGATCTGCGGGGGTGCCGTCGAGAAGGCTGGCGTCTGATACGATGCGGGCGGCGCCTTATAGGACGGCACAGAAGGCGTCGGACGCGCCGGAACCGGATCTGCATAGGCGATGGCGTCAGGGCGCCCAAAGGGCTGCGAAGCCGGCGGCACGTCGCTCAGAAGGCCATTCGGCAGACTGCCCGGCATCGTTGCCGCCTTAGCATCCATGCTCAGCAGCCCGCCCATGCGGTCCATAACGGATGGCGAGAGATCCTGGGTGGCGGTCGAGCGCGTTGGTGCCGGCGAGGATGGGAACCCATCCATTCGCTCCATCACCGAGGGCGACAGTTCGGCGCGCTGCGTCGGGGTCGGCACGTCGGGGAAGCCGCCCATGCGCTCCTGCACTGACGGCGAAAGGCTCGCCATCGCAGTCGGGCGCTCCATTGCCGGGCGCGCATTGATGGAGGGCGCTGTGCGCGACAGCATGGCCGAGGCCGCCGGCATGTCCGGGACCGATGCCGTGATCTGCCGATCGGACATTGGCACGCCGGTCATGCGCTCCTGCACCGCGGCAGACATGACGGACGGCGCGGCCATGGAAGGCGAAGGCCGGGACATCGGCGCCGGCAGGCCGGGACGGTTCGGGTTGCTTGCACGCGCGGTCGGCGTCGCCATGCCGGGCGCAGGCATACCGGGGCGCGAGGCAGGAGGCGCTACGCCGCCAAGGAGCCCCACCGAGATATCGCGCATGTTCCGCGGATCGTCGAACAGGCCGCCCGGCAATGGCGCGTTGTCAGCCATGCGGACGCCGGCAGTCGTGGTCGGGTCTTGGAAGCCCCAGGCATCGCCGAGGCGGGCGTCCTCGCGCGTCGGTGCGCGGCTGGCAACCAGCCCTCCGGTCGGTCGGAGATTGTCGGGGTAGGACGGCTGGCTGTATTGGCCGGTCGCCATCGAGGCCACGTCTTCGGGAACGCTGATCTCGTAGTCAGGCGCGGCTCGGCCAATGTTGTGGGGCGCAAGCCCGTGATAGTGCTCCTGCTTGCCGATACCAAGCCGGACAGCGCCCGCGGCACGCATCGGATCGATCCAGCCGCTGATGTTGTTCGGGCTGGAGTGGGCCGGGTTGGCATAGTCGAGAGCACCGCCAACAATCGACGGCTTGCCTTTGGCGCGATCGGCGAGATGTTGGGCCACGACGGCGCGCGTGCTGGTCGGCGCCGCTGGTGCCTTCTGCACCGAGCCATAAGGGTTTAGGCTCTTCGGGCCGGTGATTTTGGAGAAGGCGCGGCGGTCGTTTAGAACGTCCTGCACCGTCTTGCCATAACGCCCCGTCGCGAGGCGATTGGTGACGGTATCGACAACCGCAGACACCATGTCGTTGTAGACTTGCGGGTCGGCGCGCTGTATCCCGCGCGACACTTCCGTCTCCACAACACGCGCAATGTGGTCGATATCCCTTGCGGAAAGTTCGATCTTCGCCATCTTTACCTCAAGGGAGATTGGACCATGCGAGCATTGCTAGTCGCTGCGGCGACACTCTTGAGCGTCAGCGCGGCTGCTGCCGATTGCCGATTTGTCGATGTGGACGACCCGAAATTCTCGATCGTCATGGAAGCAGGCGCAACGCCGGTCCTGACCTATGACGGCAAGGTCGAGCGCTACAGCAGCACGGGCACCGGCACCGGCATGACTGTCCTGGTTGCGGACTCTCCAGACTTTGACCCGACGAAGCAGCGCGCATTTGCCGTCCACGAATTCGACGGCAACACGTTCCTTACATGGGGTGCGGATCTGCTCGTCGAGCGCTGCCAGTGACTGAGCCGAAGGACCGATCAAAGCGCAGCATCTGGTGGCGGATGTATAACCCTGAGCCTGCCCGCTATGCGGACGGTCGAGAGTTGCAATGGTGGGTGATCCTGCCCGGCGCTATCGGCATGGGGATCGCGATCACCTTCGCCCGCGACCCGTCACACTTCATCGAAGTTGTCGGCAACCTATTCTAGCGCGGCCCCGGTCGCCAAAGCAGGCGGCGCAGCTCGAGACAGGCGCCCTGCCGCTTCCGAGATCGCCTCGACAGCAGCCAGATACTGCGGCGAAAATGCCGCCTGACGGATGGCCTTCTCAATCACCTTTGGGTCTTCCGAAATCAGCATCTCGGCGACCTTTTTCATCACTCGCTCGTCAACCTTGGCGTTCACCAGCTTCATGCCGGATCGGGCAAGGGCGCCCGCAACGGCAAAGCCGACATAGCGCGGATCGCCCGTCGCGATGGATGCTGCGCCACCGGCACCGCCAGCCAGCCCGAGTTCAACAAGCTGCCGGGCTGTTGTCGAATTGCCGAGAGCGCCGCGGATCTTGTCCGTCGCGTCTTCGACCCGAATGAACGCTTCCAGTTCGCGGGTTTTCTGCGGCCCCAGCGCCAGTTCGAACTTCTGCCGCATCTCTGGAGACTTGAACATGCGGATGGCGTTCACGCGGTCATTGGTCGAGCGGACCTTATCCACGATCTCCGACGCATAGCCGACCTCAAAGGCTTTCTTTTCAGCCTGGTTGAACTGGGCGATCGCCCGCTCCATCTCGGGCACATTGCGGGTCTGGCGGGCGAAGTTGCGACCAGCCTCGACGGCATCCTCTGCGCCGAATGCCGCGGCAGCACCACGACGCGCCGCCTGGTATTCCGGCACAAGCCCGTCCAGTTTCTGGACAAGCCGGCTGCGGATGCTCTGGATATCGGCAGCCCGCGAGCGATTGCCGGCCTTCATTGCCGTGCCGATCTCGTCGTCAAGATTGCGCTTGACCTGATCCCAAAAGCGCAGGTTCGGCACCGCCATTGATCCGTCAGCATTGCGCACCAGTTTGGCAACGCCCTTGTCAAACACAAAGGGGTTGCGGACGGCCTTGCCGCCTTCCACAGCCACGCGGTCGGCACTGCGGCTTGTCGCGCCCTGTGCGGCCTTCTGGACCGTTGGCGACTGCATAAGCTGCTGTAGCTCGCCGTCCCATACCTGCTGCGCGCGGGGTGATGCCTCCGCTGCTCGATATGCCTTCGCATTGGTAATGCGGGCGATGTCCTTGATCCGGTCCTGTAGCGCGAGATCGTCGACATTGCCGCCCATGACGCGCTTGACGAAATCGACAGTGCGCCCGCCCTGCGTAGCAAAGCGGTCGTCTGCGGCCTTGGCGATGGTCGCTCGGGCCTCAGGATTGGTGTTCGATGCCGCACGAGCCAGCGCGCGGGTCGTCTCGCCGCCGCGGTCGAGGTTCATTACCTGCTGGTTGTTCGTGCGCGCCGTCACGTCGTCAGCCGCACCGAGGATGTCATCGCCAGGGTTGGCACGGTCGAGGCTGATAGCCTTCCCGACACGCTCGCCCGCCGCGCGGGTCGGATTGATCGCGCCGCGCATCTTCCCTCCGACGTAATCCGCCGCCGCACGGTAGCCCTTTTGGAGCCCCGCCCCTGCGATGGGAATAGCGCCGCCGAGGAAGCCGCCAAGCGCCGCACTCTGGGCCACATCGCCCATGTCACCGCCGCGGGCCGCCGTATCAGCCGCCGAGATGCCCGCACCAGATGCCGCCGACATACCGGCACGAGCGCCGAGGCTCGATTGCGTGAGGCCGAGAGCGCGTCCACCAAGAGCCGTGGCGCCGATGCCCATCATCGGAGCGACTGCGCCCGTGATGTTGCCGGCAAGCGTCGTGCCGGGGAAGTCCTGCGGCAGCCGTTCACCGACCGCATCCAGTTCAGACTTCACGTCGCCATACCCGCGACCGGACGCCAATGCCGCGCCGCCTGCGACGCCACTCCGAACACCATCCATGATGGTCGGGCCGACAATGGGCATACCTTCGACCGCGCCTTGGAAGAACGCGCCGGCACGATTCAGAGCGCCGTCGTCCATCGGGAGATTGGCACGCGGGTCTCGCGCGGCCTCTGGCGACAGTTCTACATCCGGGCGTGTGCCGGCTTCATAGTTCGCCTTGGCGCGCGCGAGGGCGTCGGTCTGCTGACTGTCGAGACCACCGCCGGCCATCGCCTGCACAGCCTGAAACGCGCCCTCGGCATTCTCGCCGGTAACGCGATACTTCTTGCCGTCCGGAGCGGTGATCTGGAATGTCGGCATCAATCCACCTGCTCGATCGTGTAGCCGCCGACATTGACGGGCGCCGGGCGCTGCGCCTGCACACCGCCACCGCCTGCCCGCTGCATGGCGCGCTGCTTGCCGGCCTGCACGACTTCCTTGAGGTCCATCAGCGCCTGCTCAAATGCTGGCTCGCTCTGTGCCGTGCTCAGCCGAGCGATGGCCTGCTCGGCCTTCATGCCCTCGACTTCGGTGATCTGACCGCCGCCCTTGAGGCTTTCAAATGCCTGGAGGAACGCCTGCCCCTGAAGCTGCTTGACCTTCTGGTTGAAGTCGTAGCCGCCCGTTGCCGGGATGACGTTGAAGATCGACGATGCGCCTGTGCCGGCGCCGCGGTTCGGGTCGTTCAGAACATCGTCAATGACGCCGAGCATCCGGTCTGCCGTCTGTAGCGTGCCGCCGAGTTCGGTCTGCGCCTCGCCCATGCCCTTGCCGACTGCCGTGCCTCGGGCCTTGTCCGCGTTCAGCGAGTACGGTGAGACCGGCGTGATGCCCTCGGGGATGGCTGTTCGCACCGCCTGACCGTTCTTGCCGAGCTGCATTGGAACAATGTTGCCCTGATCGTCGGTCCCATACATCGGTGTCAGGCCGTAATCGTTCGCCGCCCCTGCGCTGTTCTTCGCATTCCACACCTTGAACGCCTCGTCGAACATGCCGGCGCCGGCAAGCCCGATCACGTCGGGGTCGCCCGTCGATTCCGCCCATTTGATCGTCTGGTTGATCTGCTGCGCCTGCTGGGCCTTGGCAGTTCCTTGCGCCGCAAGCTGGTTGTTGTACTGCGCCTGCTGGAGCCCGAAGGTCTTGTCAAAGCGCGCGTCCTGACGATCCCAGCCTTCGCGCTGCAATCCGGCCTGCGCCTCGCGCTGCCGATAGTCGCCCACCGCCCGCCCCATGCCGGCAGCGCCCTGCGCCATGTCGCCATTGAGCAAGCCCGCACCGAGCGCAATGAACGCCTCCGGGTTGTTCTGCTGCATCTGCGTCATGCGAGCGCCGAAGTCGCCAAGCAGGCCCTGCCCCGGTGCCTGTGCGCGCATCTGCTGGCCGCCGCCGAAAAGGCCGTCGAGAATGCCCATGCGGTTCTCCTAGAACAAGCTGCCGAGAAGGCCGGCGCCGCCGCCAATGGCCGCGCCAATCGGGCCGCCAACACCGAAGCCCGTAGCCGCACCGCCAAGGCCCGCCATGAACGGCGAGGTCTTCGGCGCCTGGATGGTCTGCGTCTGGCCGCCAGTGAGCGCCCCATTGCCGCCAGCGATGCCGTTCAACCACTCCACCGATGTCATCGGCTGCTGTTGCTGCTCCTGCCAGATGCGGAGTTGGTCATTCATCTGCCGGGCGTTCAGGTCTTCCCACATCGAGCCAACCGAGAACTGCGCGTTGTTCAGGCCCTGGAGCGCCTGATAGGCCCCCGGCAAGGCTGCGCGCGCACCTGCGGCGTTCTGCGTGCCCTGCTGGTAGCCGTTGAACACATCGCCCGCCGCCTGCATCTGGTTGGCAATGCCCTGCTGGCGCTGGCTGTCCATCTGCTGGTTTGCGCCGAACATATTCGCGACTTCGTTGTTATACTGGCCGGCATAGGCGCGATTTTGCAGGTCACCGACTTCGCGGGCGAGGATCTGCTGGTTGGCGCCCGATCCATAGCGCCCTGCCCCAGCAAAGTTCATGTTCACCGCGTCGCGGGCGCCCTCGGAAGCACGGTCCACGACTGCCGAGAAGTACGGGTTCTTGCTGCCGTCGAGCGCGCCGCCATTGGCCCAAAAGCCGAGATTGCTTTCGGCGTTCGACGTGCCATTGGCGCCGGACATGATGCCCGAAAGTGACCCGAGAGCAGACCGCTGCCCATCGTTCAAGCCGTCCGAATTGCCGAGGGCTGCTGTTCGGTCGAATGTAGCCTGAACGCCGGGTCGAGCCTGATCTGCGGTGTTCAGAGACCGCCACATGCCGGCCATGGTGTTCTCGGAATACGGGACCACCGTCGAGCCGGTATACGGCGTTGCAATCTGGTTGTTGTTGAACAGGCTCTGTGCCTTGCCCAGAGACGAATCCATGGCGCTCTGAACGTTCGCGGGAATCTTCGCGCTGCTCGTGGTCACGCTCTGGGTCTTGTTGTCGTTGTCAGGCATCAGTGAGGTCCACTTCGAACAGGTATCGCTTGGCCTTGAAGTCCGTGAAAATCTCGCCGAAACCCTTGCGGGCTACGCAATCCATTGAGGACGCGCCGAAAGTCACGAGTGCTTTTTTGAATTCCGGCCAAAGGTGCTTCCAGCCGTGGATGTCTTCGCCAGCCATGGCGGCCACGCGGGCGCCGGTATGATTCCCGCGAGACCGGTATTCCACGAAGATCGCGGCTTTTGCCGCCTCCCCGTCCGCGATCACCCAGAGCTGCAATGCGCCAGATCGGGCGCCATGGAACAAGCTGGCCGCCGTCCATTCGGGGAAGTCCTTCTCCAGCATTTCGGCAAACCGATTGATGCCCGGCCAAACGGCATCAACGTCCTTGACGAGCAAGAGCCTCATCCGTTGCGGCCCGCGCCCTGCATGATGATCGCCACCACGTCGACCGGGTTGGCCGAGCCAAGCGTCACCTTGAGAACGTCGCCCTCTTTCATCGGCAGGTAATCCGGCCCCTCGATCGAGGTGTTGGCCGCCACCGACTGGTCGATGATCGCGTAGGACGTAGCGCTGCGGACAAGCTCAACCGTCACCACCACCGCGCTGCTGTGGGTGTTCGTCACCCGCAGCCCGAGCACCGCGTCAAATTGCGTTGCCGTGTAGAGCGTCGTCGGCGTCGTGCTGCTGAGAGCCAGTGGGACCGTCGTACATGCGCCAGTCTGATTGATGAGGACGGTCATCGCAGCCCCGTCGCCTGGACCTGCGGCTCGACGCCGTGGAGGATGTCCCACACGGTCCCGGCCGGGATGGTCACGCGGAAGCGGTGTTGCCGCCCGTCAGCGCGTGCCGGAACAAGGCCGGTGGTGTTGCGCGATGCCGCGGCATTCCACGTCAGTGGGTCGCCGTAGAAGTCACCACGGGCCACAGCACCTGTCAGCGTCGGCGCGTCCGTCATCACACGGAAGCCGTTGACGAAGGATCGGCGACCGGGCGCCTGCTGGACAACCGCAGTCTCGACTGTCGCTTCCAGGTTCTCGCCGGTGAAATAGCCGAGCTTGTTGTCGCTATCGAAGCCCGCGAAGCTGGGACGACCGCCGCGAAACAGCCGGCTGTCAAACGGCACATCCACCGCGTCGATGTTGGCGTAAAGCGCGTCGAGGCCGTCCCATGTAACGCCGGGCGTCAAAACGCTGATCAGGAAGTTCGCGGCCAGCGTCGACCAGCACCACCGGCCAAGCTGCCAGTTGTAGCCCAGCAGGCGATAATCGCCGTTTATGTTTTGATACCGCCACCAGATGATCTTCTCGTATGGATCGGCCACGCCCTGCACCAGATCGATCTTGTCGAGATCCAGTTCTGTGCCGCCAAGGAACCATTCGTCGATCGTCTGCGCGCCGATAGCGGTTCCTGGCCCCATGAAGAAGCCGGACTCGGCAAGATAGGCGTATTGCTGCGGGCCGACCGAGACGACCGAGCGCGGGGCAACCGTTCCACGGTTCGCATTCAGCACCTGGAAGCTGAAGATGTACGTGCTGCCGGTGAACTGCTGAAACCGGATCGCATTGCGCTGAAACACGATCGCGCCGCCGACCTCGGTAATCCCACCCTGCACCTCGCCGCCGTCTGGGAACTGCTGGAAGTCGCTGCCGCGCTCGCCATAGGTCCACCATTCGGCGTCGTTCAAGCCCGACCATGCGATTTGCGAAGGCAGGCCATCGAGATAGCCCAGCGTGAGGAAGTCGCCCGCGACCCAGCAATATTTCGCCTTCGGGGGAGACCCGGCGAGATCCGCAAAGAGCGTCCCGCTGTTGATGTCGAACGCCTGCGGCTCGTCGTTGTAATTGGTCGCCACCAGCGTATTGCCGAAGACCGTGAAGCACCACGCATCGCCATCGGGAACGCCCGTATAGGCCGGCGAGGCGCGCGACACGTCGTCAAAATCGAGCGTGCCCGAGTTGAACTTGTAGAGCGCGTCAGCAGTGCCGATGAAGATGAATACTTCGCCCGTATCGGTTCGCACGAAGACGCCGCCGAGAGCCTGTTCGCCAAGCGTGTTGGAATAGGGCTCAAGGTTCTTGATCGGCCCCCAGCCATCGGCCACCGGGCGCACATTGGTCGCGACGTTGGTCGCGTTCGTGTTGAACTGCGACCGCGCCGGCTCAAACTGGCCGAAGGGGATCATCAAAACTGGCTCGGCATAATGAAGCCGATCCCTGTGCGGCGCGAGGTCTCGTCCTTCAGCCGGTTGAACTCCTCCTGCTCCTCGCCTCTGAGGAATGGCACGACCTCGATTGCCTCCAGAACACGCTTGGACGTGACCACTTTGTGGAGCGCACGGCGGCGGATGAGGTCATATGCCTCCACCATCCAGGCATTGTTGGCCTCGTCGTCAGAGGCTGGCCCCGCAAGCTTGTAATGCCCCATCGGGCGAATGGTGTAGGCCGCGTCCGGCGTCGGATAGAGACCAAAGCCAACGTTGAACCGGCAATAGGCATATGGGCGCGAGGAGGTTGAGCTGGAACCGCTCAAGACCTCGAATGCGCGCACATCCACGGTGTCGAGTTCGTATTCGCTGGTTCCGTCCGTAACGAACATTCCGTCGAGCGCGTAGAACAGCGGAATGTCGGCGTCGTCGGCCCCCGCGTAGCGCGGCTGATCCGCCACGGTGTCGAACGTCAGATCGCGCGTTTCGTTAAACCAGAACCGCTGCGGCTGGTAGAATTTGATGGCGCGGCTGATCTCGGACGCAATCGCGCTCGTTAGATCGCTACGGGCCAGATCGTCGGCGATATCAGCCTTGAGCGTTGCGAGTGTCGACACGGGCGCACGCCTTCTCATGGAAATGCAGACCGCGACCGACGCGCTTGCCGCAGTGACGGCAAACACCCTTTGGTTTCGGCTGCTCAGGCTGGGGTGGGGAGGTAGGAGGCAGGTTGTAGCCCGCCTCCCACAGAGACATCAGAGCGATGTCCATTACCGATCGTTGTCGGGGATGTAGCAGATGAGCACTTCGGCAGCGCCAGCGCTCGCCGCGGTGCCCGTCAAGGCGACGGTCGCGGTGATCGTGGTGTCCGAAGTGACGTGATACCCGCCGATCGCCTCGTCGAGGGGGACGAACGTTGCCGTTCCCAGAGCCAGATCGGTGCCGAACAGATCGTCATTGTCGCTCGTGCCGACATCGAGCACATTGCCCGTGCCGGCGTTGAACGCCGTGGTGACCTGGACGCCAGACGCCGCCTTGAGAATGACGGAGCCTGCCGGGATGATGCCCACGGTGACTGCGGTGCCGTTGTCGCCGAAGGCGAGGCCAGCTCGCAGATAGTGGACCATCTGCTTGTTGTAGTAGCGTGCCGAATTGCCGGCGGTGTTGGTAGCCATGTGTCAGGCCTCCTTTAGCCGGTGTGCGCCGCGGCATACGAGGACACAGTGACGACGCCGAAGTCTTCGGAATCGAACTGCGTCTTCTTCATGCCGTACATGCACATGATGGACACTTCGAGCCGGCGCTTGTGGTCGATCAGCTCTTCGTTCCAGGCGTAGGTCGTAGGACCATTGCCCTTGCCGAAAGCGACCGCACACGACTGCGCTCCAAGGAGCACTGCGCGCCGAACGGTGGCGATCGCCGCCCCGGTCGAAGAGTTCACGCCGTTGGTGACGTGATTTGCCTTCTTGAGGATGACGTTGTTGTACTCGCCGAGGGCATCCGTATAGATCGGATTCTTCGACGTGGATGCGCCGGACAGCGCCGCCTTCTGGATGTCCAGCCACTGGCCGGTATCCGTGTTTGTGCGCAGGTCGGTCACCTGATACGGATGCAGGTACATGACGTACTTGCCGCCGCTGATGTCCTGGCCGCCGTCCTTGCCCATGACATTGACGGGGTTGACCGGGCTGTCGCCGGTTTCCGCCAGTTCGCGGGCATAATCGACGTATCGCAGATCGAAGGTGTCGGCCGCGACCAGATCCTCGTCGCCGTTGTTGACGGCCGGGCCGGTCTCGTCGACCCAGACCTGACGCGTCGGCGCAAGGATGGTGTTGTTGCCGTTGAACTTCGCGCGCGTCTCTGGCGTGTAGCCGCAGACGTGGTTGAAGAACACCTTGGACATGCGCTCCGACTTCCAGGTGCGCAGACCACGACGAGCCGCCTCACGCAGGGGGATCGGAACACGCTGAGCGTCGATCGCACGGCCCGAATTCGGGATGTCGACCACGTGGCCCAGCTCGTTGATGAGAATGTCGTCGCTGTAGAGCGAAAGGCTTTCGCCGTTGCCCTCTGCGATCTCGTTCTCGGTGAAACCGTCGCCCGTCAGCTTCTTCATGAGCGGGAACCGCACACGATCGCCGCTTTCCTTCTGGGTTTCGGTCTTGAGGTGGATGATAGAATCCGGCGACGAACCGATGAGCGAGGAGATGTCGGTACGATAGACGATATCGTACTCAAGACGCCGCGCCCAAAGCTTCACCGCCAAGGCGTCGTTAACGCCAAAGCGAGTTTCAGCCATTTTGGCTAATCCTTAATTGGATCAGTGGGAGGGTGGACGCCCGCGGTGACGCTGCGGAACAGAGCGAAGCGGTCATATCGGAGCCGCGCCGGAGCATGGGTGTTTCAGATCGCCATGCGTCGATCATGTTGCCGGGCTAACGGGCCGGCGCCGAAGCATGAAGTTTAGGCCGTCATACGTAGGCCCTTACAGAACCGCGCCGAAGGCACGACTCTACGACGCGATGCCCATAAGCTCGTCGACCTTCGTAGGGTTCTTCTTGATGAACTCCTGAAACGCCTTGTCGGACATGCCGGCGAGATCCTTGGCCGTGATCGGCTTCGGCGGCTCGCCACCGGATGCGCTGGACAGGCTCATATGACGGTCCTGTGCCTCGGCCTGTCGCTGAAGCTGCTGGCCGTCATTGCCCGGCTGTGCCTGCTGCTGCGGCGCCTGAGCCTGCCAGCCGCGCGCTGCGGCCATGCCCTTGATGTAGGCGCCGATCGGGATGTTGCGGGAACGCGCCGTCAGGATGTGTTCCTGCTCGTGCCGCTCCATCGCCGTCTCAAGCTCGCGACCGGCGAGACCGATCACGGCAAACTGGTTCGCCATGGACTGGCGCAGATGGTTGTAGGCGTCGCCGACTGACGGATCATGCTGCGCCTCGCTGTTGAACTCGCGAGAAGCTTCCGAAACGATGTGCTCGACCTGCTGCTGCCACTGCGACTGCTGGCGGCTCTGCTGCTCGACCTGCTGGCGCTGCTTGGCATCCGAAACGACATGGTTCTTCAGCCACGCAAGCTGGCCCATCGGGTCGTTATCGTCCGGCATCGAGGTGAACGGGTCGGGCTCGCCCTGATCCTTCGCTTCCTGCCGCTGGCCACTGATCTGCTGGAGGATGACGTTGGTCCGCTCCTCCATCCGCGCCATCTGCTCGCGGATCTGGCGGTTTTCGTTGCGGGCCTCCTGAAGCGCGCGAAGATCGACCGTCTTCGGCTCCTCCTGCGGCTTGCTCGGCTCGGCCTGTGCCTCCGGTTCGCCACCTTCCGGCTCATTGCCGGCGTCAGGCTCCCGTGGTTCGGGCTCCGGTGTGTCGCCCTGCGCTTCGACATCGCTTTCGAGCGACGCCAATTCGTCTTCCGTGAGCCCTTCGGCCACGAAGTCCTTTTCAGTGGGCATGTCGTGCTTCCTTGTGTCGTGCTACTGCCAAGATGACCCGCTCGGCTCGGGAACTTGTGGGTTCATCAGCGCCTGGATGGCCTGAGCAAACTCAGCGGACGCGTAAACGTCCTCGGCCTGCGCCTTGGCAACATCCAACTGAGCGCCTGCCTGGTTTTCGGCGGTCTCGGATGCAGCCTTTGCCATTTCCGACTGATGCTGCTCCATCGCCATCTGCTGCTGAGCCTGTTGCGCAGGCTGCTGCTGCTGTTCCATCTCCTGAGCCGCCTTTTGCAGCTTCTCGATGACTGCGGACGGCAGCGGGGAATACTCCATCAGCATCAGAAGCATCTGCGGCGGCACCATCTTGGCGATCGACGGCAGAAGCTGGGACAGGAAGCCCCATGTCGCTTCTTTCTGGTTCGGCGACGTTGGCGCATCCTCGACAATGATGTCGTAATCCAGCGTCGACTGCTTCACTAGCGGCACATACTGGCTCTGCGCCTCGCCAACGATGCGGATCAGGCGACCGTCTGACAGATCCTCCTGGATGTAATGAAGCATCACGCGGCCCTGGAGCTCGCGGTAGTGCTTGAGGCTGTCGAACAGCGGCTGCAAGATCGTCATGCCGGCCTGTCGGCGCTGATATTCGAGCGATGCCGCCTGATTGGCCTCGCGCATGCCCAGCATCTCGACCGAAACGCCCGACGTGTCCCGAATGGACGAAATCGCGAACTCCGTCAGTTGCTGGAAGCCAGCCGGGAACTGCGTTGCTCCCTTTTCCTTGACCGCGGGGGCCTGCCCACTCAGCGCGCCGCTCTTGAGCCACGTGATGGCGCTAGGGTCAGCCCATGACGCCTCTGCCTGCCGCTGGTCATCGAATGCACCGCGCTCGGCCAGCAACCCGCCCTTGGAGTTGCTGTTCATGATGTGCATCATCTGCGACAGCCACTTGTTGGCCCACCGCTGTGGGTCCTTCATGGCGCGCACGAGGCCGTACCACGTACCCTTGTTGCGATCCCGCTTGCCGGTGATGCACTGGAACGAAAACTGATACGGGCACGGCGCCGGTCCATTGGACAACACCACGTCGCCCATGAACGCCTGCTTGCGGACCTTGCGCTTCTTGCGCACGCCCTGCATCTCGACGCCGACCATCTGCTTGAGGCGCTTGTTGACCGTGCTGAATTCAGCTTCGGTGAACTCGGCGACCTCGCCCGATAGCGGGTCTTGCGCCATCATGTAGGATTCGCGCTCTACCCACTGGCAATGCACAATGGTGACCATGCCGTCGCCAGCGTCTTCATCCTCGTTCGGGGTGTCCTCCTCACGCTGAAGGTCTGCCGCGCTCTGAACCATCGTCCAAGTAGCATCCAACTCGGCCTTGGGCTTGCCCGGGAACATGCTCATGGCCTCGGACAGAGGCACACGGCGAACACGCCACACGCGGCGAGCATCGGACAGGTTACGAGACCGGGCGTCAAAGTCCCAGAACATCTCCAGAGGATCTACACGGGACACGACAGGCTTGCCGTCCGGCTGCTCCTCGAAGTCGATGCGGGTTTCCGTCCAGCCCATGCCGCAGATGATGGTGTCGAGAAAGCTGTCGCTCTCCTCGTCGTCTGCGTGCGACTGATCACGAAACCACTCGGCAGCCGAGGTCAGGATCTCGTTCGGCTTAACGTCGCCTTCTTCACGCGGGATATAGCGAACCTCGCGGCGGTTGCCGATCTCCTGGCCGTGGACGGAATCCACCACCGGGCCAATGCGGTTGAAGGTGACGATCGGGCGCGCCTTGTCCTTCAGCGCGGCCATCTCCTCATCTGTATACTGACGACCAGCGAAAAAGTCGTAATCCTCACGCGCTTCCTTGCGCCAATCCTCGGTCTTGTCACGGTCATTCAGATACCACCGCTTGAAGGACTGGGGGACCGGCTCGCCCTTTGTGATCTTGGTGGCTTCGGTCATGCGGTCATCCAGCTTTCGGCAGTGTCCGAACGATTGCGGAAGCGGTCACGATGGCGATCACGCACAAGGCTCGGAACCGTTACTTCCGTCTCGGTGAAGCCCGACGACGAGAACGTCAGCCAACCATCCGCACCATGCGAGTTGATGTCGTGGCGAGGCCGGTCTTTCCAGACGCCGCGAATGTCATCCCAATCCTTGCGGAAGGCCCTGAGACGCTTGAGCCCAACCGAACAGCCCTGCTCATCGAACTGCGACCGTGCGAAATACGGACGGGCCTGATTGATAGACTGCATCTTGTCCGGTGCGCGCTGCACAATGGTCGGATGGAACTTCAGCTTGTCCATCACGTCCAGCGTGCCGCTCTCCAGCCACAGCGATTGGCGGTTGCCGTCGTGCGGAAGGTAATGCTCGCCGAGCTGGGCGCCGTTCTCGCTGGCCCACTCCTTGAGCCACGCGACATAGTGGCCGACGAATTCGCCGCTGTTCTCGTAATAACCGACGAAGCGATGAAAGCCGCGGATGTACTGGTGCAGCCAGATCGTATTGAGATCGTTCCGTCCCAAGTCCCAGAACGTGTTGACCGGATATGTCGGGTCGACAGGAAAACCGCCGATGCGGCCCTGCTTCATGGCCTGGTCAAGTTCGCGGGTGAAGTAGGCACCCTCTAGCGCCTGCTCGAACGCTTCCTCGGGCGTCGACGGGAATTCCCGCTTCATGTCCCCGCCCTGCAACTGATCCTTCTTCACATACCAAGCCTTCTGCGGCTCGGTCAGTTTGATACCCTCAGCCTCCAGGCTGTCGAAATACCGTAGGTACTCCTCGCCGATCACCACGCCATCGCGAGCAAGCTGGTATGTCGGCTCCTGCCACCACGGGAAGAAGTGGAACTTGAAGTCGAGCGGCGTCAGAATGCGTTCGCCGGCTTTGTGCGACATCGCTTCCTGCGTCATGTCGTAGAACTTGCCCTCCTGCCCCTCGGCAGTGGACTCGATCACGACGAACTGGCCGGGCTCGATCGCGTTCAGCGCGCCAGTGACGATCTCTCGCGCCTTCTCCGGGTACTGAGCGCATATCTTCCCGAACTCGGACACATGCAGGTATTGCAGCGTGCCGGAGCGCATCGAGGTTGAAACGCGCACGGACGAGTTGTTGGCGAATGTCAGCGTGTCGGCGCTGTCCTGTGTCGCCGGGACCTTGGCCCTGATCTGCTCGGGCAGTTGATCGTACGGGAACTTGATCTTGTCCCGGAAGATGACCTTCGCATCATCCAGCTTGTGGGCGATGACGCCGGCCCTGGTGTTTGGGTTGAAGACACAGGCGTCGAGATAGATCAGGCAACAGAGCGTCGTGAAGCCGAGCTGCCGCGCCTTCAGGATGATGTTCGAGGTGTGCAGTTCGTCGAGGAACTGAAGCTGCGCGCTGTTCGGCTCGAACTTGACCGCCTGCCCTCGCTTGTCGGTGATCCAGTAGAGGTTGGACAGACGCCAGCGCGGGTCCAGAAACTGCCGCGTGTCAATCTGTGATTTTGCGGCCATGCGATGCGATCTCACTCAGGAGGTCGGAGAGCGGATTGTCAGGCTGGACGCCATGGTCATGGGCAACACGATCGCCGTACTTCTTCGGTCGAAGCTTCCCAGCCATCCATTTGCGGGCATCAACACGCAGCTTCGCGCGCTGGATATGCTCGCCGTTTGCCTGCCAGCCGGCATCGTCTTCGCCGTGTCTCGCCATCCAGTCGTTACGCCCATCGTCGGCGATTTCGAGAATGTCGTCGAACAGCGTATCGGCCTGCGCTTCTCTCGCGTGCGCGTACTGTTGCGCGAAAGCCGGGATGTCACGCAGCCACTTACAAACAGTCGTCGTGCAGGGCATGTCCTCATCAGCGCATATCGACCGCAGGCTTTCGCCGGCAATGATGCGCTCGCAGATCACGTCGCCCTTTTCCTCGGTATAAGCCGAGACCTGAGACATCAGTCTTCCTTGGGCGCCTTGGCCTTGCCGCGCTGAGTGCGCGGCTTGCCGTTGGTCGTGGTGCGAGGGCCGCTGGATGCGAAAGCCTCGATGGCTTCTGCCTCACTGTCGAAGCGGATCTTCTCGCCATCCTTCTGGCCGGTGAACGTGCCATCGGACTTCTTGCGGATGAAATCACCATCCCCGAACGTCTCGAAGGAGCCGGGTTTCATTGCCTGGATGTCGACCATTCCGACCTCGTTCAACCTCTGGGCGGTACTGCCCCCGTGTTCGGGATCACCTTCGCCCTGTTTCTGCAACCTATGGTGATCAGTGCAGCGTGCTCTCATGCACGTCGATCAGATCCACGGTGGTCATTTCGCCGTCTGGCGCGCGCACGACCATGGCGACGATCTCGTCTTCGTCGTCTGTCTCTTCGTCCCAGGCGTCGAGAAAGCGGATGATCTCCAGTTCCTCGCCGTCTTCCGTGACGAAGTGGGCGCCGATCACCTCAAGCCTCGTCTATATGCTTGCGGCTTGGAACTTTGGGCGGCGGGCAACCGAATGTTGGAACGCCGTGCAATGCCATAACGACGCACACGGCGAAGAACGCCACATAGGCACCGCCAATGCCAATCAGCAGATCAATGGCCGACGCCTCTGTCATCACGCCTCGTCCACTGCCCTGCGGCATGTCAGGCCGCGAATGACGTACTTGGGATGATCGCCGGCCCAGCGGGGCGCTTCCATCTGTGCCGCGGCAACGCAAGCCTTGGTGTCACCGCCGGGGCGGTAGCCGATGCGCTCTGTGCGGCATTGGTCAGGAGCCGCAGCTAGACACGCCAGCACGATGAGTTCGATCATCCGCCATTGCCTTCTACAGTAAGGCCACCCCACCCCTCAATGAACGGGGATATCTCGCGCATGATCAGAGCCCCTTGCGGATAGCCGAGCGGATGAGGAGCCACGCTGCGATGCGGGCGATGCGCTCCAGCAAGCGGGAGCGAAGGCGGAACCGTGTCGCCATCTACGCTCTCCTGTGCTGTGCTAGGGGGTGAGAGGTATCGCCACTGCACGGCGCGGGCCGCTACGTGCTGCTTCGTCTGGCGCCCTTCTGAAAGGTTCTTCGGCCAGAGACCCCTTACCGACATCAGTTTGGGCGTCGGACAATGGCGATGGGCTAGGAGCGGGGTGCGATCTCGCCGCCACGCCGATCCCTCGACGCCACCCAGGTTGGCCCTCTGCGCCGCCCCTACTCGTGCGAGAGGCTTGCTCTCGGATGCTTGAGGCGGGCCGCGACCCGGTGATCAGCCCGGTCTAGCGCCTTTTAATGCCAGTTATCCGTGCCAACCACGTCAAGGGCTGGCGGGGTGCGGCAAGAGCGAGCGTCCCCGCTTTCTGGCATTGCCTCTCCCCTTTCGGGGATCTGGTTGCGGTGGCAGGATTCGAACCTGCGTCCTCAAGGTTATGAGCCTTGCGAGCTACCGGGCTGCTCCACACCGACAAACTGTTTTGATCTGACTGGCCGCCTGTGCGGCGCCGCCCGATCTGGCGTCTTGCCGAAGTCGCCCATGTCGGGCTTGCCTTCAGCCATGTGACGCCGAGCGTCCTTCGAATTATCCGACTGGTCGCCCCAATAAAGGTGGTTTGGATTGACGCACCCCAAATGCCCGTTGCCGCAACGATGCAGCGCCATGGCCTTGGGGTTATCTGGCACCTTGTGGACCATCAGGCACATGGCGCGATGCGCTTGCATGTCCTTGAAGTTATACCTGAGCCGGCCTCTTGGCTGGTACGCCGTCCTGAACGGGTAGAGAATGCACTTGTCGCCACTGTAGTCGGCGAACAGTTTGAGCCAAACCCGGCCCAGACCATCGCGTGTCGTGGATGGCGTCCGTTTGGAGCGGCGATTGTAGAATGACCGAAGGTCGTTCTCTCGGCTCACTGCCGAAGCCTCTACGCCGCCGAGGATCATGAATTTGGTGGCGCGCTCGATCAGGTCGTCGTCGACATCAGACGTCCCGCAATACAACTGCATCACGTATGGTGCCGGAGTGGTCAAAAGGCGCTCTTCTGGTTCCGTGCGGATCGATAGTCCGCTGCGCCCCGACGCGAAACCTTGCGGCCCCATCTTATGGCAGGCGCTCATCCTGCCGAACCACATAGCATAACGCAGCGGTTATGCAAAGGGGTCACGCGACTTTCCGCAACTCCCGCTCCGAGATGTGCACAGGAACCAAGCTGCCCAGCAGGTTGATCATCACTTCGCACATCTGGCGACCGCGCACGTCGCGTATCACTCCGGTTATATCAGCGAACGGGCCAGAGCCGATGACGACCTGCTCGTCGACCGTGAATTGGCGCTTGACAGAGCTACGGCGCCGGATGTCGAAATCGCCCAGCGCCTGCTTCTCCATGAAGGCTGTGACCTCGCTTGTCGGGATGCGGAGCGGTGCGCCCGTATCGCGGCCCAGGATGTCCTTCACGCCGTCGCATTTGCGGATGACGCCCCAATGGCGCTGGCGCTCGTCTGCCGGCATGCCGAGAAAGAGATAGCCGACCAGCAGGACTCGGCGATGCTCCTGCCACTGCTTTGTCCGATTGTGCCGCTTCTCGACAATGGAGATCGGCACATAGGCCGTGTAGCCTTCCGCCTCGATAGACGCTTGTGCGCGTTCCTCGCAGCGCACATTCGTCTTCGCAACGTACCAGTGCAATTCGTCTGCCCCGACGCTTGCCATCAGTTGCCCCTTTTGCCTGTGTCCAGTGGACGAGCCCGCCCCATGACGCCGTTTGCCCTTTGCGGCAGAGGCTCGACCTCGATGCCCATGCGGGCCGCCGTCTCCGGCCACTCGCGGATGGCATGGAGCACTGTCGTATGGTGGATGCCGTCGAAGAAGTTCCCGATCATCCGCAGCGACATATGCGGGCACTGCCGGGCGATCTCGTACATCGCATGACGCCGTGCCGCAGCGTGCCGGCGGCTGTTGCGGGTCGAGCGCAGCCACGAGACCGTCACCCCGTGATCTGCGGCGACCTCCTGGACGATCCATGAGGCTGTCGGTTGCATCACAGCATCGGCGCGGCGGTTGGCCTTGTCGTACCATCCGCGAAGGACGTGCGGCTGTTCGGCGTGTGTCTGCATCAGCGGCTTGCCTCCTCTTCCTTGATCATTCGGGAGCTGCGGAACGGCCCGGCGGATCCGACAGGCTGCATGGATCCGGTGCCCCTCGGCGGCGCATCGGGAATGCCAGCGACATCTTCCGGGGTGAGCGGGCGCGAGAGCTTCGACGGCGGATCCGCGCGCTGGACGTAGTAGGCGGACAGGTCCGGTCCGTTGAACGCCCGCAGGGATGACCGCTCGTCTTCCGCAACGGCCTTCATCTTCTGGATCCGCTCTGCGACTTCGGCGCGGACGGCCTCGCTGGTCGGCTCCCGGTTATCGGTGCCTAGCGCCTTCTGTTCGCCGGCCTGCTTACGGGCGCGGGCAAGGCGGTTCTGATAGTCAGCGACGCGGCGGCCGATCTCCCGGCCAAGGTCGGCAGGGTTCGGGGCAAAGCTGGACGTGTAGCCCTCGACACGGCCTGCGATGAAAGCGTCCCTCGCTTCGAGGATCGCCCACTTCGGATAGCCGCGAAGGGCCAGCCGATAGCCCTCCCTGACCACGGATAGGCTTTCGTCGTCCTCGACGTTGGCGATGGGCAGGATCTTGAACATGAACGAGATGGCTGCGGCAGCGTCCTCATCCGTCGCCGGATCCAGAATGCGGGACAGGCGCTTGAACTCCGCTGCCGGATCCATCTGCGTGCCCATGGTGATCAGCTCCATGACGCTTCGGCTCTCGATCGGCCTAACGACGGCGTGCGTATTCATCGATCGTCCTTTCGTCGGATGGTGCGGGCGGGTTCATCAGGTCAAAGAGGCGGTCGCCGGTGCGGCGCGGCTTCGTTGGCGCGGATCCGTTGACCACCCGCAGATGGCCGGATCCGTTCCGCTCAATCTCGCTGCGGATCCAGTTCCGCCACGTTGCCAGCCAGTCGAGCTTGACGCCTGCTTGCCCCGGCTTGCTGCGCCAATAGTCGAGGAACTTCGCTGCCTGGAGTTTGGCGCGTTCTTCTGACAACCCGAGAGAGACCGCGACGGCGATGTCCGGTTCGTATCCGTCCACTCGGCAGCCTTTCGGCTTCGACTTGGCCGCCGGCTTCGTCTCGCTGTCACGCTCGTTACGTTTGTCACGCGTTACGGGCGTTACGCTTTCCTCGTCCTTCTGACGCTGCCGCCACCGCGCCTGACGCTCGCGGTTCAGTTCCCGCTTGCGCTCGTCGCGATCTTCGATCCGGCGCTCTTCCGCCTCGGCAGCGCGCACCAGCATCTCTGGCGTTGCCCCTGCGTCCAGGAGGGCTTGCATCATGGCTGCCGACAGGCTCATGCGTTCGGGCTCTCGACGATGGTGATTGCGATCTTGTGCTCGGCCAGCATGTGCTTGGCCTTCCAGCGGAACAGCGCGGTCTTCGTCGCGCGACCGCCCTTGAAGTCTTCCACCACCCACTTGCGGGCGCGGCAGTCGAAGTAGACGGCGTCGGCGACATAGGTCCCGATGACCTCGCCATTCGGCGCAGTGAGCGGGTACGGCACCTGCGCTTGCAACTCGGCAATCTCGCCAATGTGCTGCCGCCGCTTGAGCACCTGAAAACGTGCGGCCTCGCCTTTGCTATCGAAGGTCTGGCCGTCGATCGTCGTGCGCTTGGCGCCGTACTTGTTCTTGCGCTTGGCCTGTGCGTTGATGAGAGCCCTGCCCTCATCGCGCGATAGAACGCGCTGACGCTCGCGCTGCGCTTGCCTGACGAGGGACTCCCTCATACCCGCGCCTCCGGCCACATCTGCGTCACGCGGACCCGAGAGCCCTCGGGAAGCTCCGGCATTCTCTCCACAGCCGCCTTCATCTCCTCTTTGGTGATGGGCTTGTCGCCGGGGGTGGTGATGAGGATCTCGTAGGATTGCTGGGTCATGCGGCGCCAATCGCATCGATACGGCGCTCAAGCTCCCGAACCATTTCCGGGTGCATGATCAGGCATCTGCCG